GGACCGCACCGCGAAGGCCCGCGGCGAAGTCCCGGTACTCTTCATCAATACCAACATGATGAAAGACACTCTCCACGGCATGTTGCCCGCGCCGGAAGAGAATGGGATCGAAACCGAAGAGACGAAGCTCAATCAAGGGCGCATTACGTTCCCTGACTGGCTCCCTACGAAGTTCTTCGAGGAACTGACAGTCGAGACGAGGACGCCGAAAGGGTGGGTTAATCAGCACGGCCGCCGCAACGAATCATGGGATTTGCTCGTGTACTGCGTCGCGCTCTGCGTGCACCGAAAGATCGACAACGTGGCATGGTCCGATCCGCCGGTTTGGCTGGCGCAGTGGCCTGAAAATCCTTTCGTCGAAATGAAAACAAAACCAGAGGGCGTTGCAGGGAAGGAAACAACGCAATATGGTCTCGCCAATCTAGGGGCAGTTCTAGGCTGAAATAATTTCAATGGCGACGAATGCGGAAAACCTGGCGGAAGCCGAAGCGGCGTACCACAACCTCATGATCAACGGGGCCGTACGCGTGGTCGTCGACCAGAACGGGGAGCGGGTCGAATACACCGCCGTCAACGCCAAGAACCTGTACGCGTACATCCTCTCTCTGCGCGATCTGATCGCGATCGAATCCGGCACCGTCCGGGTCCGTGGCCCTGCCGGAGTGATCTTTTGATGACCGAACTCGCCCTCATTCCGATCGAGTCAACTGAACGCCCGGCGCGAGAGTCGGGCGTCGACGCAAGTGGGGGCCCGATGCAGACCGCGGGCCTCGGCATCAGCGCGCACGAAGGCGCCGAGAAGACGAGCCGAGAACTCGCCACCTGGCAACCGGCGATTCGATCCCCTGACGCCGAGATCAATCGCGAGAAGCCGACGCTCGACGCCCGCGGCCGCGACCTGGTTCGCAATGCCGGCTACATGCAAGGCGCCGTGTCGATCCATCGCGACTCGATTGTCGGCAATCAGTTTCGGCTCAACGCCAAGCCCGACTACAAGGTGCTCGGCCTGACCGAAGAGTGGGCCGAAGCGTTCCAGGCGGAAGTCGAGTCGAAGTTCACGCTGTACGCCGAGTCGCCCGACTGCTGGGTCGATGCTGCGCGCATGAACACCCTCACCGGGCTCGTACGCATGGGCGTCGGGCTGTTCGTCTTCGGCGGCGAAGTGCTCGGCACGGTCGAGTGGATGAAGGGCAAACGCCCGTTCCGCACCGCCCTGCAGATGGTCGACACCGATCGACTGAGCAACCCGCAGGACGTGGCCGATGACGCACGCCTGCGCCGCGGCGTCGAGAAGGACGCATACGGCGCCCCCATCGCATACCACATCCGCAAGGCGCATCCCGGCGATGTTTCGCCGACCGGCGACACGTACACGTGGGTGCGAGTGCCGGTTCGCAAGCCCTGGGGCCGCTTGATGGTGATGCACATCATCGAGCAAATGCGCCCCGACCAGACTCGCGGCGTGGCTGAGATGGTGTCCGTGCTGAAAGAAATGCGGATGACCAAGAAGTTCCACGACATCACGTTGCAGAACGCAGTGGTCAATGCCACGTTCGCGGCCGCGATCGAATCGGAACTCCCGGCCGCCGAAGCCTTCGATAGTATCGGAGCCGGAGAAAGCACTATCAGCGGCGCTCAGAACTTGCTGGCGCAGATCGCGGAGTACACAGCCGGTTCCCGCAACCTGCAGATCGACGGGGTCAAAATCCCGTATTTGTTCCCGAATACCAAACTCAAACTGCTCCCCGCCGGCAGCATCGGCGGCGTCGGTGAGGGCTTCGAGGCGAGCCTGCTGCGCAACATTGCGTCGGCGCTCGGCCTGAGCTACGAACAGTTCTCGCGCGACTACACGAAGACGAACTACTCGTCGGCACGCGCGTCGATGAACGAAACCTGGAAATACATGCAGTCGCGAAAGAAGATCGTCGCCGATCGTATCGCACAGACGATTTACACCGCCTGGCTGGAAGAAGCGATCAACACCGGGCAAATCGAAAACATGCCCGCAGGAGCCCCCAACTTCTACGAAGGCATCAACAAGGACGCGTATGCGAAGGCCACATGGATCGGCGCGAGCCGCGGCCAGGTTGACGAGATGAAGGAGACGCAGGCCGCCGTGCTGCGCATCGCCTCGGGCCTGTCGACGCTTGAAGCCGAGTGTGCGGGTCTCGGCAAGGACTATCGCGAAGTGCTGGAACAGCAACTTCGCGAGAAGAAGATGAAGGACGAGATGGGGCTGGATTTCAACACCGCCCCGACCAAGCCCGGCACCAATAGCGCGCATCGCGCGGGGGCCGACAACGCGGACAACGCGGATGGCGCCGACAACGCCGACAACCAGGATGACCCCAATGCGTAAGAACGGAATGGCCCTGCTGCAGTCGTTCTTGAACGGCCCGATGCTGATCGAGCCCGGAAGCGTCGGCGAACTGCGCGTGCTCGCTGACGCCTACGCCGATGCCGGCGGGTTGAAGGCGATGGTGCGGTCGCTCGCGAACGGGTTCGGCCTCAGTGCAGGCCGCAACGATGAGATCGCCACGACCCACAACCCCGACGCGCTCTGCGCGGCGTTCGGAATGGGGGCCAGTGATCGCAGCAAGCCTTTCGCGTTCGCTGACGGCATCGCGGTGATCCCGGTCACGGGCTCGCTCCTGCATCGGGACATGTATTCCGATGCGTACGCGACCGGCTACGACTACATCGCCGCCAAGTTCGACGCCGCCGTGGCCGACCCCGATGTCAAGGGCATCGTATTCGACGTGAACAGCCGCGGCGGTCACGTGATGGGCTGCTTCGAGTTGTGCGACAAGATTTACGAAGGTCGCGCACGCAAGCCCTCGCTCGCCGTGGTCGACGGGGCGTCCTACTCGGCGGCGTATGCCGTGGGGTCGTCCGCATCGCGCATGTCGGTGATTCCGTCTGCCGGCGTCGGCAGCATCGGCGTGGTGATGATGCACGCGAGCATCGAAGGACTTCTAGACAAGAACGGCATCGACATCAATTTCATCCATTCCGGCAAGCACAAGGTGGACGGCAACATGTTCCAGGCGTTGCCCGAGCCGGTGCGGAATCGGTATCAGGCGTTGTGCGACAAGTCCTACGACAAGTTCGTGGCGCTGGTCGCGCGCAACCGGAGCCTGAGCGCCGATGCCGTACGTGGCACCCAAGCCGAGTGCTACGACGCCGACGAAGCATTGCCTCTCGGTTTGATCGACGCAATCCAGACGCCCGCCGAAGCCGTGGCGGCGTTCCGCATGGAGCTTGACTCCAACACCAACCCCCAACAGGGAGCAACGAAGATGAGCAATGCAACTGAAAAGGGTGGTGACGGCAACGCCGACGCCGCCACCGAAGTCGATCACACCATCGACGCCGCTGCCACCAGCGGTGCGGACGACGCGATCGCCGACACCCCGGACCCGGCCGCCACCGAACGCGCGCGCGTGAAGGGCATCACGACCTGCGAAGAAGCCTCCGGCCGCGAAACCCTGGCCGCGCATTTCGCATACGACACCGACATGTCGCTCGACGCCGCACGTGCTGCACTGGCCGCAGCGCCGAAGGCGGCCGCGGCCTCGACGCGGACCCCGTTCGAGACGGCGATGGACGCCACCGCGAATCCGAATGTCGGCTCCGGCGAAGGCGCCAGTGCGGACGCACTCGACCAGTCGGCGTCCGACCGCATCCTGGGCGCCTGGGCGAAGGCAACCGGCAACAAGATCAAGTAACCCCCGCACACGCAGCAAGGGCGGCTCCGCAACAACACATCTCACCCAAGAGGAAAGATCATGGACACCATCGGTATCGCCGAATCCTTCACCGACACCAACACCGCCGCCGCGCAGCCGGTTCTGCTCGGCCCCGTCACCACGCGCGATGTCCCCCTCGCCGCGGCCCTGGGCGCGCTCCCGCAGTACACCCCGCTCTCGTGGGATGACACCGCGAATGCCTACATCCTGTGGGCCGTGGGCGCCAAGATCGCGGCCGTGACCGGCTACGCCGTCCCCGACTCGGCCAGCATCCAGCGCGCCGCCGTCTACGTGGCCGGCATGCTGAACGTGGACGCGGTCAACTGGCCCGCCGACACCACCGAAGCGCAGGTGCAGGACGGACAGGCGACGAGCGCCTTGCAGTTCCGCAAGCTGCTGCACAGCGATCAGCGTGAGACCGTCGACGGCAGCAACCTCGTCGGCCCGGCGTACACGGCTCCGACCACGGGCTAACCGCCTGCGGATAGCTAGACACACCAACAACCGTCAGAACCAAATCCGCAGGAGACAGCAATGGAACTCATCGAAACCCACGATCTGATCGCAACCGTGAATCGGTTGCCCTACACCTTGTCGAGCTATTGGCTCGACCTGGCCTTCCCGATGCAGCACACGTCGAACTCGGAGTACATCGATTTCGACATCGTCGACGACCATCGTCGTCTCGCTCCGTTCGTCGCGCCGACCGTGCAGGGCCAGCCGATGACCACCGGCGGCTACAGCACCCGGAAGTTCAAGCCGGCGT